GTGTTGCTTATCGGTCTTCTGTTGCACATCAAAGTAAAGGGTGTTGTCGTCAGTAGCGCTCATTGTAATAATTATATGCTTTCCCTTTAATTCAATAAAAAAAATCAATTTTTTTATAAAATAAAAAAAATAAAATAATAAAATAATAAAATAATAAAATAAAATATTATTAATATGTCACAAACTAAATTTATACCAGGAAGAAAAACATCTTGTTTTAAAGTAATAAAATATACATCAGACTATAATAATTTATTCCCAAATTCAAACCAAATTAATTGTCTGCTTACAAAAGATACATTTAAAAAAGAGATTATTAGTTCAGATTCTCCTTCTGCTAGATTAACAAACAATCAAAGAATATCTCAAATAGTAAATTATTCGAGAGGTGGAAAAACGCAATACGGTAATTTCTATTTAGGGCAATCATTAAATGTAAACTATTTAGGAAGAACGGAAGGAATGCCTGGCGGCAGTGGCGCACCTCCATCAAACTTTTAAATGCGTCCTATTTTCTAATATTTTTCTATTATTCTTTATTTTTTATTTTTCTCGTTTATATTATTTTTTCTCATTTTATAGTATAATGTCTTTCGAACAAAATACTGGTTCTCGCGCACAAGTTTGGCATGGAACTGCTAAAAAAACAAAGGGTGGTTTGACAAAATCTTGTTTGATGAAGAATAAACACGGTCGCATCGTCTCTAAAAAAATGCACTTTACCGCTAAAAAACAAAATCGCCTTGTTAAGGCAGGTTATGTCACAAAGAAAGGTCAATTCGGTTTTATTAAGAACGGAACAAAGGGTAAAAAAGGTCGCAAGGGAAGCCGCAAAATGAGAGGTGGTATGGCTTTAGGTGGAAACTTATCTCCTCATACTTATAATGGTTCAGGCGTTGGAACAAGTGGTCCTGGTGTTCAATTTACTGCTGGCAATGCCGCTTAAACAAATTATAATGTAATTACGTATTTACAATATAATTTTTAAATGTTTAGCAATTATTAAGTAACCATTCTGGTTCAATGAATTTATCATATACAATATGGTCTGATAATTTATAATATAAATACTTTTCAAAATAACGTTTACTTACAATAAATTTTAATGAACATTTGTTACAAAAAGAGTAGTAATAATTATATATATCATCAAATGAGATAAGGGACAACTTATTTTCATTTGTAATATTTTCTTTTATGTAATTGAATGAACTATTTATATCAATTATTTTATTCCATAAAGAGCAAGTTACATTTAAAACAAATTTATCCTCTATAATCTCTACATTAGGAAAAAAATGTTTAAGAATTTTTAGTATATTCTCTTCGCTAATATTTCCATTCGACAAATATAAATTTTCTTCTGTGTTTAGTTTTACCCATTGCTTAAAGAGAGAACAAAATTCATCAATTTCTATTTCGTTATCAAATATAGAGTCTGTTTCTGAATTACTTATAGTAACGGTATTTTCCCAAAATTTTATAAAATCACTGTAAATAGGTACGTGTTTGCTTGTAATGCCAATAAATGAGTCATTCTCTTCAACATATTCGAACCTCTCTTTTATTATATTTTTAAGAGTGTTGGAATAAATAACATTTGGTAAATTAGAATTAGAGAGGAATTGTTTCCAAACAAAATGAATATTTTTCCATTCCATTTTACATTCTGAAACAGAGGTAATAATATATTTACTGCAAAACTCATCAACAATATTTGTTGAATTAGAATTTTTAAGATAGCACACATATGATTTTAAATCTTCGTCTAATTTATTTTCAATAAATTTATCAGAATTTTCGTAACGTTTAGAGTAATGACTTGCTACGCAGAGTAAATCTAAACCAATTCTTTTAAGCAATTCTCTCCAAACATCATTCGAGAAATTCTCATTAATTTTAATAAGCCTACAATTATCGTATGAATGATTCTCGTGATATTTGGTCATAAAATTATTGGTAGTATTATTTAGACCAATCGACAATAAAGAAACATTATCTACCTCATTTAAAAACTGTTTCATCTTCTGACTTACTAAGAATATCAAATTTGAATTTTTTTTATGGATATTATCGCCTATAATTGTAAGAAAATATTTAGCGGCATTTTTAGAAGCGAAAAATGATGGATATAAAACATTTAGGACATTTTGAATAGTATCACTTTCTGGTATTGAACTGAATAAATTCCTCTCTCTTATCTGTTTTATAATATTCATTTTGGTTTTGTATTTCCATTGTAAAAGAACTCTATCCTTTGAAATAGTAGAGAGGAGTTTATGGATAACATCGTCCTCTTTTACGATAAGATATTTTGCGCCATCATATTCATAAAAGAAATTGTTGCTTGGCAAATAAAAGTATTTGTTTTTACTCAAAAATACTTGAATAAAAATCTGCTGTTCATTTGTTAAATAATTATTACGGATTATACGCTTCTCGTGGAGTTTCATTTCATTATCAAGTGTATTCGGTAAATAGTTTACAATATGATTATAAATACGTTGAGTCATATATTCATTGTCTTTATATTTATCAAACAATTCTTTTAGAGTCTCATTACATTTTATTTCGGTTATATTATTCGTCATTCTAAGTTTTTAGCATTATGTTTTTAAATAGGTTTTCATATAATACAATAATCTGGTTTTAGTGGTATACCATACATGTTATTTGATATTTGATATTTGATATTATAAAAATAAAATGGTGAATTTAAATATTTAATTTTTAGTGCGTTTAAATATTTAAATTCATAAGTATTTAAAGATTAAAAAACAAAAACTACTATAATGTCCGCATTTTCTAATAAAAACCAATCGATGCCTCAAATGGAAGGAAACGTTTTAACCATTAAGACCGTTCAAATTGCTCCCTTTAGAACCCTAATGACCGCACTTAAGGATATTCTTTTAGAAACTAATATCACTTTTGAACCGGATGGAATTCGTATTATTAATATGGATAAGTCGCATACTATTTTAGCGCATCTGTATTTAGCCGCACAAAACTTCGAATTCTATGAGTGTAAGAAGGAGAAGATTATTATTGGTGTAAATATGTTTCACTTGTTTAAGTTAATTAACTCGATTGATAATGATGATACTTTAACGATTTATATTGAGAATGCTGATTACGTAGACGGAATTGTCTCCCATTTAGCGCTAAAGTTCGAAAACGGAGAAATTAAGCAATGTAAGACGCAAAAGTTGCGATTGATTGAACCTGAACCAGAGGAACTACAATATCCAGATGTGAAGTTTGCTTCAATCATTAATTTGCCGTCTGCTGATTTCCAAAAAATTATTCGCGATTTGTCTTGTATTTCTGACAAGTTGGAAATCAAATCGGTTGGCAATGAATTGATTTTTAAGTGCTCTGGTCAGTTCGCATCTGCTGAAATTCATCGTGCAGAATCAGACGGTAGTATGGGATTTATTTTGAAGCAAGATTCATCCAAGGTTATTCAGGGAGAATTTTCACTTAAGAACTTGGGTTATTTCATTAAGTGTACAAATTTATGCCAACAAATCGAAGTCTATTTGGAGAATGATTTGCCCCTTGTTGTGAAGTATAATGTTGCTAGCCTTGGAGAGATAAAACTATGTTTGGCACAACTACCTTCATCATAAATGATTGTTTTTATTATTGAATTAGTGTTTTGGTAAGTATTTGTTTTGTTTTGTTTTGTTAAGAATTTATTTTATAAAATAAAATATAATTTATATTTTATTGTATTAGTATATATGTCAAGATTTTTTAATGATTATAATCAATATTTAGGTTCTCAAAGATGTTGTAACTTAAAAACGCAAGGTAACCCTGGACCGCAAGGGCCAACTGGACCTGCTATGATTGGACCACGCGGTAACACTGGTCCAGAAGGTGCAAGTTTTACTGGTCCAACCGGAAGAGGTTGTAGAGGTCCTACGGGTGAACCTGGCCCAGCAGGAGGACCAACCGGACCTATCGGGCAATCCGGCCCAACAGGATTTACAGGTCCTACTGGCCCTATGAATCTTGAACCAGGACCAACAGGGCCAACCGGACACACAGGTACAATAATTACCCATACAGGATCAACTGGATATACAGGACCTACTGGTCCGCAAGGATCAACAGGATATACAGGACCAACTGGGCAACCCGGACCCACTGGAGGTAGTCCATGGAGGCCTACGAATTTAGGCATTGGCATTACTGGATACACTGGAATTGGCTACACGGGTGACGCAATGATCTTTGGTAAATTGTATGTCCAAGGCGGCATTGACCCAACTTATTTAGCATTAGAACCACAACCAAGCGGACCAGCAGGATTTACAAATCCTTTATGGGTAGATAATAGTGGATTTTTACGGTCAGAGAAAATTTTATTACAATCAGGTAATACTGGTATTAATTGTTCTTTATCACCTTACGGAATGACTGGTAGCGGACCTCTTACTATTACCTCAGTTGACGCTCTAACTTTGAGTTCTCCAATTCAACCGATAAACTTGAATGCTCTTAATGTTAATTCTTACAACTATTCTATGCCTATTTGCTTTGAAACATATGCTACTGACGTTATTAACTACGGCGGGGGTCAAGCATTAACTAATGTTTTTACAACTAATGTTAATTTTCCTCCTGAGTTTTTTGTTGAAACTCCTAGTGTTGGTTATACTTCTACAAAGTGGCGAATTGGATTTACATTACAAACTTGGAATGCTGGGGGACAAAATAACTCATCAGACAAAGCATTAGCATTTTATATTGATTTTCAAGACCAAGCAACAAATTTTTATACTCCAACTATTTTTACAGTAGCAACTCCATATTGTAAGCACAATAATAATTCTTCTTGGACTGCTGGGGGGACTAATAGCGAGTTTCAATCTCATACTTGGACTGACTATATTGACTTTACTGGACTTGTTGGCACTAGTGTGAGTAATCTTCCATTAAACCTCTATCTGTATATGGGAAGTGATAATCCGCACGATTTTACTTTTAAGTTATTATGTAGTTTTACAAGAACTAATGTTGTATAATTTTTTATAAAAAGTAGTAAAATCAAAAGCAAAAGCAGAATTATAATTAAATCAAAAAAGTATATGTATAATTTCTTTTGCTATACTTTTTTATAATGAAATAAAAAAAGTATATAATGGCATTTACCAGATTTCATGATGACACGGCAAGAATAAGTAAACAATTACAACAGCAAACCGACCAGGAACGCTGGTATTTAGACACTCCTGGAAATGGTATAAGCCTTGTTTTATGTTAGACCCTCAAATTATTCCTCAAAAATGGGGAGGCAATTTATGGACCCATTCTGTTTATATAGGAGTTGGTGAAGTTTTAAGAATTAAACCATAGACAAATTAATAAATTAATAAGATAAATTATATTAAAAATAATAAGAAATATAATTTATGATGAAACTAATTAAGATTCCGCGCAATATTTTCCAAACATGGGAAATTAAAGAAATTTCAGAAGGGTTTAAATTATTGACACAATCTTGGACTACAAAAAATCAAAATTATGCTTATTTTTTATTTGATGATAATGAGCGTAAACAATTTATAAAAAAGAATTTTGATGAAAGAATTTATGACGCGTATTGTAGGATTATTCCAGGAGCATTTCGCGCAGATTTATGGAGATACTGTATTTTATATATTTATGGTGGAGTATATGTAGACATAGATACACTTTGTTTCGGAAGTTTGGATTCATTTTTAACAGAAGATATTGAATTTATGGCGCCAATTGATTTAAATAATTGTCCTTATTTAGGAAAATATAATTTGTCTAACGGTTTTATCGCATCTGTAGCAAAACACCCTATACTTTTAAATTGTATTTATAATGTGGTTTCGAATGTTGAAAATAATATTGTTCCTTTTTCAAATTTAGATTTTTCTGGACCAGGTGTTCTTGGTAAATCAACCAATAAATTTTTAAATTTAAATGAAGAAACCTCTTTTATTGGAAAAGAAGGAATAATTAATAACGTAAAATTATTAAAATTCTGTCAAGGCATTGAATACGTTATGGATACAAACGAAAACATATTATTTCAAAATAAAAACGGTAATGAATATATACAACAAATATACGAAGAAGAAATTAAAAAAATAAAATACGTTTGTTGGGGAACATGTAAAAATCCGATAAAACCAAAAGAAAATACAAATGAAGCAACAATTATTACAATGTTTTATAACATTAGAGAGAAAGAAGGGAATACCACAAACTCGCCTTTAAATAGAGGAGTAAAAAAATATTGTGACCTAGCAAAAAACTTTATTTTAAGTTTACCTTATAATTTAATTGTATTTACCGATAACGAAGAAGTAATCGAATTTGTTAAGAAAGAAAGAGAAAATTTAAAAGATAAAACGCAAATTTTAAATAAAAAATTTGAAGAAACGTATTACTATAGACATCTTGATATTTTAAATGAATTACAGCAAAAATTTAATATTATTAACGGAAATATAAAACAAGAGACCCCAATGTATATAGTATTAAATAATAATAAATTTGATTTTATGGAGACCGCAATCAAATTAAATCCTTTCAATAGTAGTCATTTTATTTGGATGGATTTTGGAATAAATCACGTCGCATTAAATAGTGAAATAATTCATGAATGGATTCAGGTGGTTCCTGACAAAATAAAGCAATTATGTATAAATCCATATATAGAAAATATTGATGATAAAACAATGTTTCAATATATTTATCATCATATGGCAGGAGGGTTATTTTCAGGTTCAATCGAAAACTTATTAAAATATTGTGAGTTATTTAAGAAAAAAACGGAACAAATATATAAAGAAGATTGGTATCAAATAGATGAAGCGGTTATGACAATGGTGAATAGAGAAAACCCTGAATTATTTACTTTATTTTATGGAGATTATCAAGGGATTATTTCAAATTATTTATATCCTATTAACAATATTGATTTAATACTAAAAGGCGTACAAAAATACATTGACATCAATAAAACAAGAGAGGCATACCATATGTTGTCTTATTGCGGTAAATATTTTGAAACGCGCATAGAAGATGGAAATGTGTTTTATTACATTCATCAACACCTCATTGTAGATTATTATAATAACGATAAATTAATCGTAGAAGGTGTCATTACTTTGATAAATTTATTAAAAATATATAATTCTAAGGATATATTACGTTTAATAGAGATTAATAAGAGTAATATTAGTTTTTATAAGAATAACCATCTTATTTTATAAATTTTTATAACACAATAAAGTTTCAATGTAGGATTTATCGTATATGCCAATTCTAGATGTTCTATCCCACGTACTGTAGTTCATCAACACACTATCGTGATCTACAAAAATACTTAGACAATATTCTATTGGTTCTCCTTCAAATTTAAAGGGAGCCGAATACCGCAACAAATTCATATTTGTGTCAAAAACGCTTATAATATGGTAGTAATGTCTCGGTTGTTCATATGAAACAATGTGACCAACAAACCATATTTCGTTCTCTTCAATATTAATGGCAATGTTTCCATTATTATTGGTGCCTAAAACCTTCGAATAATTAAATCCACACGTAGACCCTCTTACTCTAGAAAATATTCGCGGCATTTGTTTTGTTTCGACAACGTGAATATTATTATTTTCAAGTTTACATATTTTCAATGGATGCCAATCATAAATAACATGCGTGTCATTATTGTAATCGACAAATATCCAATTCTTTTCGCAACCGGTATTATTAAATGTTTGTTTTAATTCATTTACCTCTAGTTTTTTTGTCTCGACATTATATTCGCCTGAAACAATACCAATCTGATTATTTTTATGGTAACCAGTGCCAATATACATAAGTTTATTTTTATAAGTATCATAATAAATTCTTACATCTTCAACACCTATGTATTGTCTTCCATCATAATCAACATCCATAAAAAATTCCTTTTGGATATTAAATGTATTATCTAGTTCGATAAATTTATTTATTGTAATTATATGCTTGTCGCAATTGGTGTATTGACCGGTATTTTGAATAAAATAATTCACATATCGGATATTTAATTTATACCCATTTCCGTCAGCATTTTT